TTGTCATAACGTTGAAGAGACGAATTTTACCGTCCCAAACTTTGTTCTTAAACAGCGGATGAAACTTAGCGTTCGGCACCATAAACGTAAAGTGATCCGATAGCTCATATGCTACCGAAGCTTCACAGTCTATTTTGATAAACGTTTCGTTTACCTTAGAGATTCTTAGAATATCGGTCATGCTGTGCCGCTGGTAAACTTCTGCCACTCGATATAATTGCGGATCATCCAACCACGTTCAATGACGTTCTTGACAATCGACTCTAATGCTGTTATCTTTTCTTTTTGATAAGCAATCTTCAAAGTCAGGTTGATGATATCCTGATCTGCATCTAAGTGCATAGGTATATCTGACTTGAGAATGTTACGAGGATTAGGCTTCCAGTTGTGTTCAATCAAACTATCTTGATCAAGAGTGCCCATGAAGTATTCATACTTGTCTAGATATAATTGCTTGTAGTTAGACTCAAGTTTCTTTAAACTTAGTCTTTCAGCAGACAAAAGTTTAAAGTACTTGTTGTGTAGTTTAGGGATCTTGATTGCTTCTTCGCTAATAGCAGAAGTGTTGATCTCTGAGTCTTTTGACCAGAGATCGAATATCTCATCCAAAGTCATAATAAAATCATCCTATAAGTTAAAAATTACAGTCTTTCGTATGTGATCTGATTGAATTTAAATACTGCTGTGGCTGTTACGTAATTTACGTCTGTTTGTGTCGAGTCAAATTTTGGACCAGATATTGAAATAGGTAACAAATCTTGAAATGTGATTTTAATGTTGGGTTTCATTGCGCTACTCAAAATCAACAAGTTTGCGTCTACCAATGCGCCTAAGCCGCTAGTTCGACTTTGTGCAGCAATATCTTTATACTGATCAAAGTTATCTGGCTTACCTATTGCTGTGATCCAGTCAAAAATTTCAAAATAACCTTTCATGTCTTCGTCAATCTTAAAAGTGACAGACAAGTTAGTATATGACAAGTGATCGCCAGGAACGGTAATTCTGCTGAAAGGTGTCTGTATGCCTTTTGTTTCGTTCAATTTTGTTATTGGGAAATCAACACTTTGAACAAAGTACACAAAGTTAGGTATCTTGCTCAAGATAAACTTGTAGCCAAGAGGCGATAAAAAGTTCATGTTCTGTGGTTGGTCGTTGATACTTGCCACGTTTTTACCTTAAGTTAAGTTGCTGATTGTATTCATTATACCGCATAATGTACTTATAGTCAAGAAAAAAGTTTGTTTTTTTGTGCCTTTTCGCTTGACACATTAAATATAATAGCGTATTATGGCTATTGTAAATCAGAAGCAACACAGGAGATTTCGAAATGCGGTTCGTCAAACAGTATAGTTTTCCTACACTGAAAGATGGCGTATACAGTATCGAAAAGGTAGCAGATAAGCTGTCTTTTAGGTATCGCAGAGGATACAAGCTTGATGAAGAAGAGCTTGACTATATTGATTGGGCAGAACGTATGCTCCATCTACACTACAACGCGGAGCGTAAAAGCGCCTAATGGACGAATACAAGTACAAAAAAGTATCATACTGGCTTGATGAACAAGATAAGCTAGAAGATATGTATGTCGATTTTAAAAATTTGTTGCAGATTTCTGATTATCCTATGAAAGATTTTGCGACAATTCTAAAGTGGTTAGAAGCGGCCTTTCAAGCTGGCAGGGAACACGAATAACTAATTTGGTTCCTTAGCTCAGTTGGATAGAGCAACAGCCTTCTAAGCTGTGGGTCGCTGGTTCAAGTCCAGCAGGGACCGCCATATAAGTACGTCCGCATATCCCAATCGGTAGAGGAAAAAGACTTAAAATCTTTATAGTGTCAGTTCGAGTCTGACTGCGGATACCAAATACGGAAGGGTGGCAGAGCGGTTGATTGCTACAGTCTTGAAAACTGTCGTAGGTGAAAGCCTACCGTGAGTTCGAATCTCACCCCTTCCGCCAAAACGTGTTGTATCTATTTTTATTTTTGGACAGATGGGTGAGTGGTTAAAACCGACAGACTGTAAATCTGTTGCCTAATGGCTACGTTAGTTCGAATCTAACTCTGTCCACCATTCAATGTAGATGAATTATTATAAATTATAAGAGGAGTATAATTTGCCTAAAACAATGCCGTCGATGCTAAAAGAAAACAAAGAACTTTGGCACAAGTTTCATGCTATCTTAGATATCGTATTGACTAAAGGTATATACGAATCAAAGTGGCCAGGTAACTTTACGCGAGGACATAGAGAGTTCTTGTTTGCGTACATTAGCAGAAAGAACAATTGCTATTTCTGTTCTACCACGCACTTTGCTCTTGCCAAGGCTCTTGGCGTAGAAAAGCTTGATAGAGATATTCTAACACGTACAGACGAATTGTATGACAACATTTTGATGCCCGTGTTAGATGAAATTGATCCTCTTACGCAACAAATTCTCTTTACTATTAGTGCTGCTAAGTTCATCAACACTCAGGTAGTAGCACACGATGTTCATATTAGCCCTACCTCTTTGTTGAAGTCACCCGTGTTCTTAGAATTTGGCTATGAAGCGGCTTTTAGCCAGCTAAAGAACGAAGATACCTATGCTTAATTTGTAATGAAAACAATGAGGTAGAAGAAATGTAAAAAAGTACTTGACATGTATGACTGAATATAGTACTATGTATATACGGTGATAATTGTTATGCCGTTTGATGTGAAACTGAAACTTAGGAGTTAATTTATGAATACCAATACCAATACCGTTTCGAAGTCCGATCGTCTTCTTTCTGCTCTTGTCGAAGGTGCTGAACTTTCGCAGTCGCAGATTGCCAGCCGCTTCGGTTATTCGCCCAACTCAGTGAGCAAGGCGATCTTCCGTCTCCGCACTGAAGGCTTTCCGATCTTCACGAACAAGCGCACCACAAAGAAGGGTGCAACTGTTAGCAAGTATCGGATGGGTACTGCGCCCCGTAGCGTTATCGCTGCTGGCTATCGTACTCTTACTGCGATCGGTTACAATCCACTAGGCTAAAACCTAGTTAAGAGGGGAGAGAGTTTCGGCTCTCTCCCTTTTTTTGTATCTGAAATGGAGTATTAATGTAATGAGAAAGAGAAGCTTGGGCGATCATTATCTGGATGATATCCATGCATACAGAATTAACAGAGATACGTTTTCAATCTACATCGGCGGCGATCCTACTCTTATGGGTAATGAGGGCGCAGAGCCAGGTGTGGACTTCAACATGGCAGACAGGTTCGAACTTAATCTAGACGTTCTATCGTCTATAGACAAGAATCGACCTATTGTAGTCAATATGTCATCGTGTGGTGGCTGCTGGGAAGAGGGCATGAAGATGTTCTCTGCGATCTTAGCTTGCCCCAATCCCATTACAGTTGTCGCCACCAAACACGCCAGATCAATGACCTCGTTGATCCCACTAGCTGCTGACAAGTTTATTATTCGTCCACCAGCTACGTACATGTTTCATCGTGGTACATACGTAATTGAAGCACTGGACGAAGAGGTAGAGACGGAGGACAACGAGCGCCGTAAGGCAGTAGAGATGATGCTGCGTATCTATGTGGCTCGCCTACGTGAGCAGGGCAAGTTTAAGACGCACTCCGAAGCACGGATTAAGAATATGCTTCTACAGAGTATGCGTGAGAAGATCAACGTCCACCTGACAGCGGACGAAGCTGTAGCGTGGGGCTTTGCTGATGCAATCTATCTTGGCTGGAATCTAGAAGAGAAAGAGGAGTATCGTGCAACTAAGGTAAACATTGATCGTAGACACGCGATGATGGAAGTTCTACGTAAGCCGATTACACTTAAGTTTGAGATTAGCTAATATGAATACAGGTGGGAAAGGCAGTAAGCCAAGACCTATGAATGTACCCAGAAAGAAATTCGAAGACAACTGGGACGCAATCTTCAAAAAGAAGACGAAGAAGACGAAGCATAAAAAAAGGGCTGCCTTATGAGCAGCCCTTTTAGTTTAATCAACAACCTGTTATAGTTGTTTTTAATCCTACATTATAGGATGTTGTTGATTAGGAAGCGACGGTAGAACACGTTGGTGTTCTGTACTAGTGAACCGTCGGAGGTTGTGGCACCAGCTGAGAAGGGATTTGCGACCATGCCGTAGCGGGTCTTAAAGCCAATCTTGGGCTGGAAGCTGTCCTGACCAACTGCACGAACCATCTGTAGTGGGACATATGGGCAGTAGAAGAGACCAGCGTCAAAGGCAGATGCGCCCTTGTAGCCGACTACTGCGAAGTTACCACCAGCATATGGGTCGACATATACGCGAGTGCGGCCGTTTAGAACGCCTGCGAATGTGTTGCCCGTGTCATCAACCTGTAGGTTGTTGCTGTTTAGAGCAGGTGTGTAGTCTAGAACACCAGCCATCTGTAGAGCAGACGCAACGTCTGAAGAACAGATGATGATGTTGCCCTTGCCGCGACGAGTTGCCTTGGCAATTGCGTTAGCTTCACGCTCAATCTGGAACATTAGACCCTTGAACTTCTCAACTGACCAACGGCCGTTTGAGTCAACGTCTAGATCGAATGTACCGGCAGTTGTTGTACCAGCAGCACCCTGTGTTGCAGTTAGAACTACTGAACGAACTACTTCACGATTGATTTCAGCAAGAATTTCTGCTGAAAGAATTGTTGATAGCTCTGTCTCAGCATCTAGACCGTGAATGGCCTTTAGATCCTGAGCTAGTTCGATTGAGTACTCAGCCTTTAGGGCACGTGACTTTGCAGTTACAGAAACACGCTCAATTGAGAATGCCATCTGTGCGAAGTCAGAGTTACCTGAAGCGCCTAGAGCTTCTGCCTGGGCAGTATTCATGCCGCCAGCAAAGTTATAGGTTGATGAGTTACCAGAAGCGACTACGGTATTTGAGAAGCCGTAGATACCGCCAACGTCACCAGCAGCTTGACCCAATGTGGTGTTGCCGGCAGTAAGAGTTGACTGACCTGTGTTGGCTTCGTAGTACATTGCTTCATAACCAGCAGCACCCTGAGCGGCTAGCTGTGAGTTATATGAAGGACGTAGTGCGAAGATCAAACCAGTTGGGCCGGTCATTGGCTGAACGCCGCAGATATCATATGCAATGAGGTTAGGCATTGCACGGCGAACTAGTGAGATCAACACTGGATCGTAGTTGAGTGAACCACCGGTTAGTGAAGTAGGTGCAGCGCCCGAGGTCTCAATTAGAGACTGTGGGCTCATGGTGCTGCCTTCACGAATTGCGGCTTCGGTGTTTTCTAGCATCTGAGCAAGAGTTGAACGCTTGTGTGCATCAGTGATCTTTGGTAGATCGGCATGCTCAAGCACTGGTGCCCACTTCTTTTGGATTTCTTCATTGATTAACATTTAACTTCTCCCTTTTCGTTTTGGATTATACTTATTTATAAAAACTTACTTCTTAGTGGTTTGCGAAATTGCCTTTACGTAGTGAGCCATTGGGCCAGTTGCCTTGATCTCAACTCCCTCTTCATCATCAGAAACGCCATCTACTTCTTCAGTTAAAGAAACGGACTTCTTTTCGCTTGGGAAGTACGATTCCTTAATAACATTCAACTTCTTTGTGAACTCTGAGGCGTCTGAGTATTCAATACCCTCAACGAGAGAACGGAGCTTCTCTGCTTGAGTTAGTGGAAGTGAATCCACTGCCTCAGAGAAAATCTTGTCTACCTCTAGTGAGTCAACATAATCTTTTAGTTCAACATTTTCCTTGAGGGCAGAGTTAACCTTGTCTTCGAGATCAGCAACATGCTGTGTTAGCTCGGCAACTAGATCGACCTTGTCATCTGGAATGTCTACGTAATTTTCTTGGAATAGTGTCTTAAGACCATGAATGAAGCCTTCAACAACTTCAGCCTTGAGTCCAGTTTCGATAGCAACTTCATTATCTGCAACCCACTGCTCTACGGCGTAGGAGAGATATTTGTCAACGTTTTCAGTTAGAGCAGTGATCTTCTCTTCTAGTGATTCAACTAGACGAGCATCAAACTCTTCCTGAATACGAGCTACTTCTGATACTAGATTTGCATTTAGAGCAGCTTCAAAAATTGTTCTTGCCTTCTCACGGACTTCTTCTGATAGTTCTTGACCATCAAAGATTACGTCCATGTCTTCTGATGCAACATGCTTTGCACTTGTTGGTGAGATATGCATCTGTGCAATTGTTTCGCCATCAGATGCATCTGATGCAGTGCCACCAAGACGGCGTGTTGCCTTTGCCTTAGCAGAGTCATGACCAGCAGTCATGCCCTTGAAGATATCAGCAATGGCTTCTTTAGGAAGACCGCTCATGTGCTGAATGGCAGCATTGAGTGCTTCAACCTTTGTTGCGAACTGAGGAATTGCAGTCTCGCCAGCAGACTTATCTGCGCCGCGATTAGCGTGTGCATCACCCTTAGCAACGGGATCTGCTGTTTCGCTTTGACCGTCTGATGATTTGAATTCAACTAGTTCTGAATTCTCGTGAATATTCTTCTTAGCCATTTTCTTACTCCCTTGAGGTAATATATATTATTTATAATTTCTTATTTTCGTGAAAGCGAATTAAGATACTTCTCGAAAAGATGTAGCTGATTTTCGTTGATTTGAGACATACTCATCTTCTTTAGATTCTTCTTTGTGTTTTCTAGCATTTCAGCGGCGCGCCATGAACCAGCAGCAGCATCATATACCCACTCTACATTTTCCATTACACCGCGCACAAATGCTTTGTGTGCAGAAGGATCAGCAACAATATCAGCAGCAGTAGCCAACATGAAGTCATCTTGAACTTCCATGATACCGTTCTTTTCTTTTAGCGTACCCATGCCGCGAGAAGAAACTCCTAAATTTGCGCCTTCATCAAGAAGATTCATTACAATATTACCCATAGGGGTATCTGTAATCTTAGCCTTACCAACAAAGTCTGAACCTTCTTGACGTAGCGACTTGATCATATGTGATACACGATCTAGATTGATCGTTGGACCTGCAGGATGACCTAGTTCGCCATAAGCACGATTTGTTTCAATTAAATCTTTTGTATAACGTGCAACTTCTTTAGCAAGAATTTTTGACTCATAGATGCGACCATTCTTGTTGGGTCTATCACCCATTAAGAATACGCCTTCAATATGAAATTGCTTCTTGCCGTCTTCCCTAGCTTCTTTTACAAGGCTAAGTTTTTGATCTAGTACTTCGCAGATAAGTTTCATCTTAGCTACCCTTAAGTTACGTTAACTGGAGCATAAGAGCCAGTATAGTGTGTGCCATCTGAGCCGTATGCGCCACCGCCAGCTTGTGCAGTCTGCTTGGCTAACTGAATAAGCAACGTACCATTAGTATCGTTATTTGCACAAACAACTGTTGCAGTTGAGAACTGACTTAGTGATGTACCCTGACCATTGAAGTCAAAAAACCCAGGACCTGTGTTTCCCAAATACAATACTGTGTTTGAACCACGTGAGATTGTCCAACTACCAGTCCAAAATACTTTTGTAATAGCAAGATTTGAAACAGTTTCAATGCTAGTATTAACTGATGCTGACGTTAGTGTGATTGTATTAGCAGCATTTAAGCTAAACCACACATGACCGCCTGGTCGATTTTGATATGCAACTGGATCTGCCATCTTACTTTACTCCATGCTTTGCGCGAATTTTAGCTAGGATAGCACCAGCAACTTTTTCGCCTGATTCTTTTGAGCCATACTTCTTTGAAGCCTTAGCAGCAATCTTAGCAAAGTTCTTGCCAGGCTTGCCAATATCTTTACCAGCAGCAGCAGCCTTTGCTGAATAAGAAGCTTCACCTAATTCGACTTCTTCTTTGTATGCTGTTGGCTTCTGTGTGTTTGTTTGATCTGAACCGGGCTTGCCAGCTTCGCCAGCTTTGTTGCCTTCTGGATCATCTTCACCTTCGCCATCTTCGTCTGAATTTTCATCAACAAAATCTTGAACTGACGAAACAAAATTCTTTGCTAGGTCAAGCTTCTCTAGAATCCAGCTGGGCATCTCTAGACCATCTGAGATGTTCTCATAGAGTTCAGCAGCAGCCATTGCAATTTCTTCTAAGTCTTCCTTAGCTTGACGAACGCCATCAGCCTCATTGCTGTCTTCGTTGCTGTCTTCATCGTTTTTGTTTTGATCATTTGAATCTTTACCGCCAGCGCCAGCAGATGCACTATCAGCACCGCCTGGATTATCGCCACTAGCAGGAGCTGGTGCCATTTGATCACCAAGTTCTGCAATGTATGTGAAAGCAGTCATTTCATTTAGTGCGGGAATATCATTCCACTCTACATTTTCAGAATGAAAGTTACCGGCATCCATCTCTGCCTGATGCTTATCGGCCATATGTGATGCAGCTTGCTTACGATCAGCAGTGGTGAACATCTTGTGCCAAGGTGTTTTTACATCGCCATGTTGTTTTGAATAGCTCTGTGCTGCACGATCAGCGTGATAGCCCCAAAGTTTCTTTGCTTTCTCATGATCATAGCTGCCCTTCTTGAACTTTTTTTCTAAGTTCTTGGCAACAGGCACATGACTGTTTCTGTATAGATGATGATCATTATCAGCATGAAGTGATAATTCGTGTGCGGCATCTGACATTTCTGCTGCTTCAGTTAGCTCTGTCTCTTCAGCACCTGACCATGCAGACCGAGAAGGCAATGCAGTCTTAATCTTACCAATAGGCTGACTCGTCTCAATGCCCTTCTTCTCTGTCTTTTCATGATGTGGCTTTGCTTTATCAAAAGCGGCTTCTACACCAATTTCGCCAGATTTAACAGCATGGAGTTTCTGTGCATTGTCACCAGATTCTGTGCCATTTAGATTTCCGTTTGGATTTCTATCTTTCTTTACAAACTTTTCAATAAGCTTGCCATGAGTTTCACTCTCGTATGCTGTGATAGCTTCATTGCCATGATAGTCAGCGCGGCGAGTAGTTAACTCTTTCTTTAAATTTGAACCATTAAAAATCTTTTCGCTTTCATCTTCATCATTGCTTGGTGTATTTGTTCTTAAAACAGGATGCTTATCAGAGAACTTCTTTAGTCCAGCCTTAGAGTCACGACCGACAACATAGTCCTGAGGATTAGTTTTGACTAATTTACGAGCCAATTCTTTTGGAGTTTTGGCAATTGCCATCTTGTCTGTATTAGCCATTTTGTTCCTCTGGATTGAAAAATCTCTGTGCTACTTCGATCTTTTTTGCAGCTAAAACGTCATGAATTCTTGCCATCAAGGCATCATTTACAGTTGACTGTAGACCGTCGATGTTATCATCTAAACAGAGGTCTATAATATCTGTTGCTACATTGTTTTCCATGTTAATCTCCATTTTCATTCTATTTATTTATATTTAGCTTCCACCTAGATTTTGACTAGATAGTTGCGGCTCATTTGGAGCGAATCCTGAAGCTTGGCCTTGCTGTTGTCCTTGTTGCTGATCTTGACCCTGCTGATCTTGACCGGGCTGTTGGCCCATTGCTGCCATTTGTTGCTGCTGCATTTCCATGTTTTTTGCAGCTTCTTCTTGCATTTCTTGATCCATGTCAATGATATCTTCATCGCTCAATTGAAGTACATTTCTCTTTACCCATTCTGCTGAGTAGTACTTACCAACATATGGATCAACCATTGAAA